AGTTCCGAAGCAGTTTTCACTTGTAACAAAATCTTGTTTCTCTCTATCAGTACAAGCTGCTGGGTCTTTACAGAGGGGGCAATTCTCACCCTCTTTACATTTACAACACTGTTTAAGAGAATCTTTGGGAAATGAGACATTGTCAGCTGGTGCCATGAATCCAGATTTACATATATCTTCACTGACAGGTTGGCATCCTTCTGGTATAATTTCAATACCTCTGGTGGCACCTGTTTCGTCTTGTGTTTCTATGGTATTAACACCACAATCCATTTAATTTTATATAAGATTATAAATCAAAATCTTTACAGAACCAAAGATCTTCTGGGGTTGGCATAAAAAGCATACCGTGCCTCATAGTCATATACAATTTTGCATGATTTACAGTCGGGTAAGTCCAAAGTAACCAACGTTCCCAATATTCAGCTCTAAAATAGTCATCCCAATCTTCTTTAGTGCTTTTGTTAATTTTCATCATTTCTCTATGAATCTCATACGAATCCCTCTCTATTCGCAGCTCCTTAGGAATGATTGCCCCTTTCCTAATGAGATGTGCTCGCATAAGTCGTGGATTTCCGTGGTCAATGTAATGCTGTACACTCCTTTCACCAAAATCTATCGATCTTTTATTAGGTAAAGTTACTCTAAGTTTATGTGTTACAGAAGGACTAGGTTGAACAACGACGTGCATCCTATATAAGGAAAACAGTTTTTATTATTATATGATTCAATACACATCTCATGATGGCACACTTATAAAAGTCGGTGAAAATGCCAAAGAAAATGATCAATTAACTTTGTCAAGTGCTCCACATCATTGGTGGTTCCATGTTGCAGGATGTTCTGGGGCACATGTTATCGCGTGTTACGATGGACCTGTGATACCTAAAGAGATTAAAAAGGATGCTATGGTTTTAGCGGTTCATCATAGTCAAGCACCAAACACGAAAATGTCATGTGTGGATATGACTAAAGTAGAACATGTTATATGGGTTCGTCAAGCTGGTAAAGTTAAATTAACTGGTGAATTGGTAGAACTCACCATATTTATGAAACGTGAGGTTGAGCGATTAGCACGTCTAAAACAAACTGGTATAAAGGTTTAGGTAACTCTAATACAAATGGCACTTGAGAAGAAGAATGAAGAGACGACTTCTCGTCTCTCACCTGACGAGAGATTTTCCATGTACACGGAAAAGAAGAAAGCTGCTATGAAAAAGGCACTAGATGGTGAGAAGATTCGGTACAGGTCTAATCGTAACTCGGAAAATTTCAAGAATTTCCTCGAGAACCGACTTACGATTTGGGATGATATGAAAGATAAAACGTTTTATGGAAAACGAATGTATGAGAAAACAAAAACATTAATTGATAACTGGAATTAATTACCAAATGCGACGCCTGCCATACCATTCTTCACTCTGAGAATGTTATAGTTGACACCGTAAACGCGATGAAGTTGGTTACCACCTGTGGGGTTAGTGAGAGAAAGTTTAGCGGTATCAATACGACTGAAGTTAAGTGCACCAGTTGGTTGAGACTTGCTCATAGTCAAACAGAAAGGCCAAGTGTAAGTGGGAACGTTATCGATAGCATCATCGGGAAGATCGGTACAGTGCATCTCAGCAACTACATCGTGATGATAGACGTGAGTTGTGTTTTCAAAGAGGGGAGTACCATTAATGTATAAAGTAGAGGTATCGAACTTGTACTCATTCGTGTAGTCCGAATCAGTCGCCTTACCAGATACAAGGTGAATAGACTTAACAGGATGGTTGAAATAAGTCAAATCGATATCGGTATCTGTCTTAGTAGCGAGCTGGTATTGGGTTTGTGTGAATAGAATTTCATGCTCGGTCTCAGTGAAGAATTTACGCTCATCTGTGTCTACGTATATGTAGTTACCCCAAACCTTGGGAGTGGTGCTGGGAGTAAAGCCGTCACGGCACTTAACCCTGATTTCTACATCGTGATACTGCATAGCCACTAAAGGAAGTGATTTAGTATAATCCTCACCAAAGAAGAAAGGAATCATGTAGTAGTTACCAGAGTGGTTACCCTTACGAGTATTAGTGGTAACCGCGAAACTTGCCTTGGCACAAGAATCCCTCATGAGAGTATTGTGAACGCCTTGAATGTAAAGAGAATCAAGCTGGGAAACCTTCTGACCACCAATCCAAAGAGAGAATTCAGTGGGGCTGGAAGCGTTATTAGAATAGAGACCGGTTACATTATCTCCGACACCGGCTATACCATCAGCCTCAATCCATATGTAACTCATGAGATCACCCTTGGAACGAATAGGGATGGTCACCTCGTTGTTATCACCAAAGGTTCCAATGTAATCCATCCTCTCGGGCTTCATAGCGAAGTTAGTGTACCTTTTATAGTTCTGACGAAAGAAGCTGACCTGGGGGCTACCAGTGATGTAGACATCCTGGGCACCCACCGACACGAGGTCAATTAAAGCGGCCGACATTTATTAATAAATGATATTAAAAATTCGGATCGTTATAAACACATGGTAGTTTTTCAAGCTCTGACTTGGGAAGCGAGAGATGTTGATGAAGAACACTTGATCAGTATTTTGGGTAAGACCGAAGACGGTAAATCAGTCTGTCTTACGACTACATTTGAACCTTATTTTTTTGTAAAGTTACCAAGAGGCACAGTTGAAAGAGATGTCCGACTCCTTTTCAATGAACTCAATGAACTTAAGCCTGACCACGTTACCAGTTACAGTATAGTTGAGAAGAAGGATGTATGGGGTTTTCAAAATAACGAAAAGTTTGCTTACATGCGATTAAATTTTAAAACTCTTTTAGACCGACGAAAAGTAAATTCGGTGTTTGCGTATAATAATAAATATAGACGATTCCATGTATATGAATCAAATATAGATCCTGTCCTGAGATTGATGCATAGAACAGGAATTCAATCGACGGGTTGGCTTGATACTGGAGATGAATGTGTTCGCTCATATCTCGCGAATGTTGATATCGATTTGTGGTGTAACGATTGGACGACCCTTAAACCAGTAAATCGTGATGACATAGCACCATTTGTGGTAGCATCTGTAGATATTGAATGTAACAGTTCTACTGGAAAGTTCCCTGATGCTGATATTCCCGGTGATGCATGTTTTCAGATTGCTATATCTTTGTGTAAGTTTGGTAGTGATCAACCATATAAAAAAACATGTCTCTGTTATAAGAAAACCGAAGGTCCTGATGTTGTAAGTTTTGATACTGAGCGGGGAATGCTCGAAGCCTTTCAAAAATATTTACATGAAAATGATATTGACATTATTACTGGTTGGAATATTTTTGGTTTCGATCTTCAATATATTTATAAACGTGCTCAATATACTGGTTGTGATCCAGAATTCTTCAACATGGGTAAGTTTAAGGATACACCGAGCGAACTTGTGATGAAGAAGTTGAGTTCAAGTGCGTTGGGTGATAACTTTCTAAAACTACTCCCCATGTCTGGTCGATTTATTTTTGATCTCTTTCATGAGGTGAAGAAGGGTTACAAACTAGACTCATATAAACTGAATGAAGTTTCTAAACTGTACTTGGGAGATCAAAAGATTGACATGACACCAAAGGAGATGTTTGCTCGCTTTAGGGAAGAAGATCCAGTAAAATTAGGTGAAGTAGCTGAATATTGTATCAAGGATACTCTTCTACCTCACAGACTACTGAAGAAGCTATGCACATTGTTAAATTTACTCGAGATGGCCAAGGCTACATGGGTACCCCTCTGTTTTCTCGTGGAGAGAGGACAACAAATAAAAGTATTCAGTCAGCTCACTAAGAAAGCCCGCGAGCTTGGATATATGGTACCAACAATCAAATATGGAGCACTCCCAGAAGAAAACTATGAAGGCGCAACCGTCCTAGATGCACAAAAGGGTGCATACTATACACCTATTACTGCTCTAGACTTCGAAGCACTGTATCCTAGTATAATGATGGCACACAATCTCTGCTACTCTACTTTCGTAATGGATGAAAGGCGATACGGTAACGTACCTGGTATTACGTATGAAACATTCAAGATTGGTGAAAAGGTATATAAATTTGCACAGGGAGTTCCAAGTCTTCTACCGGCTATTCTGTCGGAGCTTAAACAATTTCGTAAAAAGGCCAAACGTGATATGGCAGCAGCCACAGGTTCAATGAAAGAGGTTTATAATGGTAAGCAATTAGCCTATAAGGTCTCGATGAATTCCGTATATGGTTTTACGGGAGCGGGTAAGGGTATTCTCCCTTGTGTCCCCATTGCTTCTACAACAACATGTAGGGGTCGAGGTATGATTGAAGAGACTAAGAACTATGTAGAGTCTAATTTTCCCGGTGCTAAGGTTAGATACGGTGACACCGATTCAGTGATGGTTGAGTTTGATGTTGGTGGTCGCACGGGTATAGAAGCCATAGAATACAGTTGGGAACTTGGGGAACGCGCCGCAGAAGAATGTAGC